ATCAGGATTATTCCCATTAGACAATATAAACCCTAAGTCAACAACTTCATTAGGTTGACCGTTTTTAAACGTAATAGTTCCTTGATTACTGGCATTTGGTTGCGTACTAGTCACAGTTAATGGGTCTCCAAGGATAATCTCTATCGTGAGCCAGTCTACATCAACATTCCCGTTAGTATCTGTTATGGTTAACTGAATAAGCGATTCTCCGACAACAGAAGTGCCTGATATTGAGGATGTTGGAGAAGTGGGTGAATCTATGATTAATCCAGTACCAGACAGTATTTTCCACTGATATGTTGAAATTGTTCCTCCAGTAGTCGAACTTCCTGTACCGTCAAGATTAGTTATAGCTGACACTTGTTCTACAGATTGATTTGACCCAGCCACAGCAGTCGCTCGACCATTTAAATCACTATTGGCTGATGCGTATATGGTTCTTCTCATGTGTTTATTTTAAATCTCCTAGTAAGATTATTGTAGTAGGATCGTCAAACTTGGTCTCCATCCATGCTGATTGCAGACTACCTTTTATCTTATTTAGAGTTCCTAGTATTGTTGCCGATCCACTTGCCACAAAACTTACCTCTCCTGTTCCTAGCTGAACAAAGGCATTTTCGTGACCAACCCCCAATGTATCTGGTATTGTAACTACTACTGGAGTAGCTCCATTATCAATTTGAATTGTTCTCTGTTTGTCTGTTGATGACACAGTGAAGGATGTACTTCTAATGATCTTACCCCAAGGTTTGATGACTACATAGTCAGTTCCTCCAGACACGGTACAATTTTCACCAACTAAACCTTTTAGCACTAGGTCTGAAGAGTTCTTCTCCTTATATAAAGTAGTACCTGATGCTGTTGATATTGTGTTCACCTCTCCTAAACCAGCCGTTGTATCTATATGGATTCCGTCAGCCTCTACACCAATTTGAATTGTTCCTCTAACACCTGCCTTTAGTGACTGCATCACAAAGTCTACACCGTCCTTTTCCTTTAATAGGTCAACACCAGCACCGTATGAGCTCATTGTGTTCACCTCTCCAGTATCAGAAAGTAGTCGTATAGGTTCAAAGTCACCAGCAGTACACACGGATTCGCCTAGTCCATATTTAACAGTAGTTGTAGATGATTTTATTAACAGGTAAAGACCTAAGAATGTATTTGTCTTGTCGTACCTACGAACAAACCCAACCTCAGCAGGAGATATACTCCACACAGGGTTGAAGGCATTTATTACATCTATCCAGTTGCCGTCTACAGTCTCTACAACATCTTTGATATTATCTGTTGTAACAGTACCGCCAGTAACAGCCTCAACCAAGTCAATTATTCCTTGAATCGGATAGTTGTAAGATACGTCCGTGTTATTATCTGTTCCTACTAACTTATCAAGTTTACTGATTACGAAGTCGTTTGGAAGGTCTTTAATATTAATTCCCATCTCTATAGTTTTATTTTACAAAGATAATGAAAATATTTTTCAGACTTTATGTCCCCATCTGTGACCTTCTAGGTAAGTTTCTATGTATTTATTGTGTCTACTTGTGCCAAAAAAGTTTCTCCTTTGACCTATCCTAAATATTAAAGGGTTAAACTTTAAGTCTTGACTTGTCATCTTTAGCTCCCACTCCTTTAGAGAGCCTTCAAACATCTCTACCTCAGCCACTTGGTTGACGTACTCAAACATGAATTCATAGAAACTGTACGGGTTCTTGTCGAAGTACATATCGTATGAGTCTCTCTTTATGTTTGCGTTTGTCTTGTAGTCTGAATATGTTGGTCTATGACCTGTTAAACTTTTACCTCCGTATGGCATCTTTTTCTTGTACATAAGGTACTCTATTAACAGCTCACACATCTGGTCTGTCTTAGTTGTAGTCCTGTATAACTTACCAGTATATCCATTCTTCCTAGTTAAACTTTTCTCTCCTCTTTCAACCCTCTCTACATATCCATTCTTGTTCATGTATATCCAAAGCTGACTGTATGATTTTGTCCAGCTACCATGTGAAGCGTAAGCTCCTACGTTATTTCTATGGAACTGGAATATGTCATTCCTTTCAAAGTATTTCCTTGCATAGAGGAACATTAACGCATTCATAGTAACCTCAGATATGCCGTGTAGTACTGAGTACATCTTCATTATAAATGGATAGTTCAGTAGCACCATGTAGTATAGCCTAAACTGTGTAGACTCATGTACTATGGCTTCTTTTTCGTCACCATAAAAAACTACTGGCTTAAACTTATCCTCAGACTGTAAGCTTCTCCTGTCGTTTAATAAAGTCCTCAAGTCGTTAGATATCTCAAGTCTCTTATTTTCAACGTGTTTGACCTCTGTCACCATCAGCTCTAGCTCAAAGTCTTTGTATTCCTTAACTATATCCTCGTAGTTGTACATGAGTTCTATAGAGTACTTGCTTAGGTAAAACTCTCCCTTACCGACCATTAGATGGTTTGAGTACTCATCAGACTGAACTGCAAAGTGCTTCTTCCTAACCTTCTTGTTCTTGTCTAGGTGTATCAACATATCTGAGGAGGCGAGTACACCAGAAACACTGTCACTCGCCTGAGTCCTTGTCAGCCAGTTCATCTGATCCTTCTCAGACATGGCATCATATATCTTTATAGACTTCAAAATTCTATTAGATTTTTCATGGTTGTATATTCACTGTTGACAAACATAATCTGTTGTCTCTTACCTAAGCTATCTATTGTCACATGACTATTCATCCAAGGTGATAGCCCGTGGTTGTAGTCTAGTCGTAGTTTAGTAGAAGTACCAACTCCAAAAGCTCCTCCTAATATCCAAGGATGATGTCCGTGACCTGTTATAGTTCTCACGTTAAGCTTTCTAAATTGAGTCTGACTACCTCTTGAGCCTGAAGCGCCTTTATCTCCGTGCATAGCACACTCCACTCCTTTAACCATAAAGGAATCATCAAGACCTAAGCACTTATACGTTGGGTATTCCTGTTGAATTTTATAAGGTATAATACCATTAGGAGCTTCTCCTTTAAGTATGGCTGTAGCTAACTCCATATACTCTAGTGAGTTAACAATATCCTTCTTCCAGTCTCGTTCTCTTAAGTATCTATCAACGTGTTCGTCATGATTAGAGCGTACTATTACAACATCTCTGAACATAGTAAATCTACCTAAATATTCTATAAGACCTTCTATTTCCTTGTCTAGCTGATCATCTCCACTAATACTCTTTCTGTACTTCTTAAATGGGTCTCTCTCATGGTGGTGAGATATAGACTTCCCGTCAAATACATCATGAAGCACTACTGCTTTAGGTTTAAGTATAGACATAAGGTCAAAAGTCTCCTCCATAACTGGCTCTGAATGTTCACCGTGGTGTAAGTCACCCAAGACTATACCTTCCAATGACTTATTGCGTCTTACGGTCTCATTCTTAACGTTAAAGAATAGGTCGTTAAACTCTCCAGAGTTTGACATACTAACGTTTCTTATATGAAAAACTTCTTCGTCACGAATCTCCACAACAGCAAATCCATATACATGGTCAAACTCACCCTTCTTACCAGCCTTAGAGTCTGTGTAGTTAGGCTTTGTTATAGCTCCTGTAGACATTAAAATCTTGTGAGGATGTCCCTCTAGTATTGGCAACGATTTTAAGTGTTGTTTAGGGTGTCCTAATATACTACTCTCAAAGCCAGACAGACCTTCAAATCCACTCAGAGGATTGTGAGCTGTAGGTTGAGCCTTTACATCAGCTAAAATCATAAGGTACTTGTGGATATTATGTCTATTTGCCGTCAAGTACGGAAGTAGTTCGTTACTCCACTTTATAATATCCCTATCTTCTTGAGTCTTTAAATTCTTTGAAGCACTTAAAGATGTAGGATTCCTGTACCTACCAGCAATCACAAGTATCTCAGCTTCAAGGAACTCTGCGTAGGCTTTCATGTTTTTAAAACCTTTATCATGAACTGAGGTATTATTCTGAGCCCAAGTTATTAGGTAGTACTTACTATCCTTGTTGTGGGTCTTTTTCTTAGCCTCTTCAAACTGTTCTGAAATCTCCTCATGTCTCTCTCTCTTTGCAAATCCAAGCTGAGAAATCCATGAACGAATACTTCTTTCTGACACGCCAAATTTATCTATAAGCACTTTCATCCTAGCGTCCCAAGATTGTTCTTTGTCGCTGTGTATCAACTTGATCAAATGAATTTCATTGTCTGTCAAGTCTTTAAATCTATACCCCATAAAGTTATTTTTAATTAATACTATTTATCCTCCTTAATAAACCACTCGTAGTACTCTTGTAGCGTGTCTATAGTAGGTATTTCCTTCTTCAATAGTGAGAAGAAGTTTAAGATTAACATCTTTTTATTTTCTGTATCTGTGAGATTTATTTCGTCATTATTAGGAGAACCCTCTGTTGAGTATACAAACTCTATACTATTTGGATCGACATCAGGTTCTTTAGATAGACGTACAAGTGAGTCGAACTCTTCTTTTTCAATCCTATTAACATCCACATTTGGATTGTTATACTCCATCTCATTTTTAAAGTCTAAAAAATCATCCATAGATTCTTTTGTCAGAATTTCAATATTACCCATAGAATCTTGAATTTTTATATATATCATATCTGAAGTATTTGATAATTGCAAAGATAATAATTAATTTCTATTATTGTTTTCACCCCAATATTCTTGATTTTTATGGGTTAAATTGCTATCATCTTTTATTATTTTAAATTCTTAGCAAACATACGAATTATATCCCAATTTACCAAATTTAATTTTTATTACCTTTGTAGCTCAATTTAAATCAATTTAATTATGAAACATCCTACCTATAAGGAGACATCCGAGTATAGAGCTATTACTTGGAGAGAGGGAGATAGAACTAGAAGCTATCAGTTAGGTCAGTACTTAACAGCCCATGTAGACAAAGAATCAGGAAAACCTTACAAGGCTTATGTATACTCAATAGAGGATTCCTCTGGAGTTGTTCACTCAGCGTCTAATACGTTTGAGAGAAGAATATTACTGTCTATGATTGACAAGGAGGGGCAAGTGTTTAAGTGGTATGAGATTATAAATCCACAAGACGTAACCCTAATGTATTCTCACGAACACCTCACAGTAATATGAAAGCAGTAACACACTTTATAATCAAGACAAAGAAGACTCACAAGGATAAGGTGGGCTCTATACACCTACTAGAAAGGTTTGAAAATCAAGGTAAAGCAATACAGTATCACGAACTATTAGCCGTTCCAGAGAGGCACAAGGACATAGCTGAGGTAGGAGATGTGTTGGTATGCCACTTCAACGTAGTTGTGTTTGACAGGAAGAACGGAGTTAGTAAGAAGGGTAGGTATTTTATTCAAGATAATATGTACTGGGTTCAGGATGACATGGCACACTTTGTAATCAGGAAGAATGGTGATATAAATTTCTTACACGAACAGTGTCTTGTTGAAGGGCAAATAGGTAAGGATGAGGAAGTTACAGAAGGAGGTATAATTCTTATTGACGCTCGTAGTGATGCTGAGAAGAAACACGACACCATGAAGGGAACAGTCATTGCTAAGGCTGAAACTATAGAAGACGTTGAGGTAGGTGATCTTATAGGTCTGTCTGACCACTCAGACTACGAGATAGAGATGCCTGACGGTACTGTTAAGTGGTTGGTAGACTATCACTCAATGCTTTTCAAGTATGACGACTAAAGATGTAATAGAGACATCCATAAAAGCTTTTGGAACATTTATAAGCTTCTTAAATAAAGACATAACACTTGTAGACAGCGAAGGAGAAAAGAAAGAAGCATACAAGTATAAGTCTATAGTTGAGGGTAGGAAGGTTACATTTGAGGAGGCTAGAAGTCACCTTATTAAGATTAGAGCTTTAGAAGAAAAGGAAGGTATTTGGGATAAAGATACTCACATTAAGAGAGTTATGAGGCTTATAAATGTCTCTGAAAAAATCTTTGAACAGATAAAGATGATAGCAGAGGAGGATATATATGTAGACGATGAGGATGATGAGAAGGTTAAGCCTATTGTAGAAGGTAAGGGATTAGCTCAAGATTTGATGATCCAAATTATAGATACAAAGAACGACTTGAAGTTTCAGGTGGACGAGGGTAAGATTGGTGAAGGGAAGAAGATGGACTTCGCAACAAGGATGGTTAAAGCAAAAAAATGAGTGTAAACAAGTATTCATACCAGAGAAGGATGGGAGAGTTCCTCCCAAATCATATACCAGAAACAATCCTGAAGAAGAAGAACAGGGAGAAGTCTTGGGAGTATGGGTATAACGAAACCTATGATGTAGTTGTTGTATCAAAGGACGGTACTATTTCTCAACCGTATGAGTTACAGAACATTAAGATATGTTCTCCTGCACCTCCTAAAGAAAAAGATATTCTAGGATATAAGCTACAACGCAACAAGCAGATGTGGACTCCTTCAACAACACCTAAAGAACTTTTAAGGATAGAGGATGAAACTGTAGCTTGGAACGCTGAAAAGTCTAACAAGGACAACTTAAAGACTCCTACAGATGTATTTGAGATGAAGCCTAAATCCTTCATTGACAAGTATATTAAGTTTATAAATGATGACTTTGACAGGAGAGAGTTTGGTGTATGGGTGATGATATGTGGAAATCCTGTATGGATACCACCATCCCACTACTTTATGTTGCAACACTCTCCAGTTCAAGGAAGTAGACTACCTGACTTTAGGTTTACAAACCTAGACTACTGGATGTTTTGGGAGGCTGTAAAGGCAGATGTAAGGTGCTTGGGTATGATATACTTAAAGAATAGACGTAGTGGAGCTTCTACTATGGCTGGTTCTGAGGCTATAAATATAGGTACTAGTACTGCTGAGGGATTCTTAGGGATTATGTCTAAGACAAACCGTGACTCCGTGTCATTCCTTAACAAGATGGTTATCAGACCGTTCAAGAAATTAGCGTGGTACTTTAAGCCTATAACATCTGGCACATCATCAGCTACTTCAGGTCTTATATTTAAAGAGCCCCCAAAGCGTATGTCTGGTAAGAATACTGTGATGAGTGCTGAGGGTGGTCTGGATACCTCTATAAAACAATTCTCAACATCACTAAATAGTATGGATGGTGAGCGTGTAGAGTTTATGGTACTTGATGAGGCTGGTAAATATCCAACAGACGTTCCTTTTGATCAGTACTGGTCAATCGCTGAAGAATGTCTTGTTGAAGGTTTTAAGATTGTCGGTAAGGCAATGGTGGTATCAACTGTGAATGCACTAGCTAAGGGTGGTCAGGAGTATAAGGATATATACTACGCATCTGACGCTCGTAAGCGTATGGATAACGGTAGAACCTCTACAGGGCTATACTCTCTATTTATCCCTGCCGAGTGGAATCAAGAGGGTGGTTATGATAAGTTTGGATACTCTATACTTGACGATCCTATTGTCCTCACAAAAAACAGAGACGGTGACGTAATAAAAAAGGGTAACCTTTCTAGACTTATAGAAAAAGGGGATAGCCTTAAGAAACAGTCAGCCACACTTTATAACGAATTTCTAAGAAAACATCCGAGGACTGAGCAACACGCATTTCGTGATGAGAGTTCTATGTCTGACTTTGACCTCAACAAGATTTATGAGCAGATGGATGATAATGAGATGAGGAACAACTTATACGAGAGGGGTAACTTTATAAATATAGCCAAGAACCCTGATGAGTATGAGATTGACTGGATGCCAAGTAGAAAGGGTAGGTTCTTACTGTCGTGGATGCCTGATCCAGAGCTTAGGAATAACTTTGAAAGTAGGAGAGGTTCTTTAACACCTCTTAATGACTTTGGTATGTTTGGGATTGATACCTACAAGGTTCAAAAAACTGTTGACAAGAGAGGTGGTTCTAAGGGAGCTATGTCTGGTGTAACTGAGAGCTCAATAAACTTAGAGGAGTTTCCTTCAAATAAGTTTTTCTTAGAGTACCTTGAGAGACCTAGAACATTGGACGCTTTCTTTCAAGACATGATGTTTGCACAACTATTCTACGGACTACCAGCACTTATTGAGAGTAATGTTGACAACTACTTACAGTACCTTAAAAGAAGGGGTATGACTAGATTTGCTGTGCGTAGGACAGATAAGCCTAAACTATCTCCAGATGAGAAGATGCTTGGAGGTATAAGTATGACTGGTGAAAAGGTTCGTAATGACCACTACTTCGCAATTCAGAAGTACATAGATGAATTTGTTGGAGAGGCTACTGAGGACAGCTATAGGGAAGTTGGAGAAATTGGAGATATGCCTTACAACAGAACACTAGACTCATGGAGTAAGTTCGCCCCAGACAACAGAACTTCTGAGGATTTAAGTATATCATCAGGACTAGCCTTAATGGGACTGGTCATGAAGAGGAGAAGAGTTAGACCAACATCTCAGATTGGAAATATTATGAAGGGATTTTTTGGTGATGAGTATGACTATTCAAAAAGTAATACTGGCTGATTCATAGTAATTTATTTTGATTATCTTTGTAGCTCAAAGATTTTTGAAATATGTCTGAAACAACAAAGTCACCGAAGCCGAGTGAGTATGCTGATAATAGCGAAAAGCTGTTACCAAATTACGGCTTATCTTATGCAAGGTATATCGATTCACAACATTATTTAGACGAGGGGTATATAGATACTCAGGAGGGTTATCTAGAAAATGAAGCTTATAGGTCTGGTACACAGTCCAATGAAAACGTAAAGAATTACTTACTAAATGGTAGGGATAAATCTTTCGGTAAGTTAAACTTCGAGCCATTAAATATAATCCCAAAGTATGTTAAGTCTATAAAGAAAAACCTAAACCTAGACTTGTTTAAGCCTAAGTGTAGGGCTATTGACGCTACATCGGTAGAACAGCGTAAGCAAGAAAAAGACCAGTTAATAAGTAAGATGATTAACGGTACTTTCAACGAGCGAATGTCTCAGGTTACTGGTATTGACTTCAGGAGTACTGGTTTTGTACCGACATCACAAGAAGATGTAGACACATTTATGGAGACAGAATCTACTCTATCTCAAGAGATTGCGATTGAACAGGCACTTTCAGCAGTACATGAGGCAAACTACGGAAGAGAGATTAATGACAGACTAGCAGACGACTTAATAACATACGGAAAGGCTATCGCTAAGGACGACTACGATCCACAGCTAGGGGTAGTCACAAAGAGAATATCTCCAGTAAACTACGTCACATCATTCGATGGGTCTGAGATAAATGACAACAGGGGAGCTTTTTACGATGGACACATAGAGATGGTATCTCTTATAGACCTTCGTAGAAGATATGGACTAAATAAGGATAAAGCCTTAGAATTCGCTAAAGGAGCTTCAAACAGACAGGGTTACATACAAAAATTATCAAACAAGAGTAAATGGGACGACATCTCTTCCACAATGGTGAAGGTGTTGTTCTTTGAGTTTAGGACTACACTTACTGACACATACAGAAAGAAGACAAGACGTAATGGTAAGATTAGCGTAGACCTTAAAGATGAAGGGTTTAACTTCAACAAGAATAATATAGAGACTCTTCACAGAACTAAAGAGGTGTGGATAGAGGGAGCTTGGATTGTTGACTCAAGCATTATACTTAACTACGGTGAGAGGACTAATATGGTGATTGACAGTCTAAAGAAAGTTCGCTCAAGTTACTCAAGCTACGACACAAATGAGTCTCCTTTAGTTAGGAAGATGATCCCATTCGCTGACAACATGAACCTATCCATGATCAAGATGAATCAAATGATAGCATCAGCGAGACCTAAAGGTATAGCTATAAATGTAGCTGCACTGATGGATGTACCTAACGCTAGTGGTGGAGAGGGCAGTATGTCTTTCTTGGAGTTAGTAAGAAGATATGATGAGACTGGTAACCAGTTATTTAGACAGGATGAGTTCTCGGCAGGTCAAGGATTACCAATGACTGAGATTGCTAATGGACTACCAGCAGATATAGGTAAGTATGTGGACATATATAACCACAACCTCAACCAGATAAATATAATCACAGGGGTCAATCCTCAGATGGCTGGTATGGGTAGTGCTAGTAGAGTGTCTACAGAGTCTAACGAGATGGCGTTGCAGTCCTCTATAAAGTCTATAGAGTTTGTAAAGGATGCGATCTTAAGTATTCAGAAGAGATTGTCAGAGAATATTATCATCAGGATTCAGGATATTGATAAGTACGACAAGCCTTTTAAGAAGTATGTTCAGGCATTGGGTATAGAAAACATGGAGGCGTTAAACGCTTTGGACAAGCTGCACCCGTTCACGTTTAGTTTATACATAGAGATGTTGCCAGACGTAGAAGAGAGGCGACAACTATCTGAAGACCTTACGATAGCCTTCCAAGCAGGAGATATTACTGTGGTTGACAAGATGGATGTAAACAATATACACAACCTTAAACTAGCCTCCTCAGTACTTAAGAGACGCATCAAGGAGAATCAGGCGAAGAAACAACAGATGGCGTTAGAACAGTCTCAGATGTCTCAACAGGCTAAGATGATGGAGATTCAGGCTAATGAACAGATGGAACAGGCGAAGTTCCAAAGAGAACAGTCACTATCAAACCAAGAGTACATTCAGAAGATGGAACTGCTAGAGAGAGAGTGGCAGTATAGAACAGCTATATCTAGAGGAGAACAGGTAGCTAAGGCTGAAAAGGACGCTAGAGATAAAGACCACGACAACAATAAGACCGTGTATAATCAAGGTCAGATGAATGATCGTAGCGATAAGAAGTTAGACCAAATGGCTAAGGGTCAGTTATCAAAGGATTCAGTTAAAAGTATGAAAAAATAATATAGATGGCTAGACAGATAAACGATTACGACAAAGACTTACTACCTGACATATTAGACAAGGTAATAGGTACTGATGCTCAGACTGGTAAGACTTACAACTACAGACTAAAGGAAATGTTTGAGCTGTTAAACACAGTGTTTTCTAAGAATCTGTTGGTATATAGGTACGCTGACTCTAACAACACGCAGTCGCACCTATACAACGGGTATATGACGGCAGACTCTGATGATATCGCTAGTGTTACTCAGATAAAGATAAATAAAAATTCTAAGAATGGTGATGATGTTTCTAGTTTGATAGAAGCTATAGCTGCAACAATTCTTACAGACCCTGTGCTTATAACGTTCACAAATTCTGATGAGCCTTCAAACTACGGGTCTTATAACGTTAGTGGAGTTACTGATAACCTATCTCACTTCGTATTGGATGTCAATATCAGTGGAGCTTTTAGTAACGGTAGCTTTATAGACGAAGAGGTTTACCTTGGACAGACTGGATTTGGTAGCTCTGTAGGAAGTTACTCTCCTGCTGAGATAAAAGCCTTGTATGAGAGTAATGCTAATACGAATGCTTTTACGGACGCTGATGAGGCTAAATTAGACGGCATCAATGATAGGTCGAAATCTGTTGAGGATATGTTTAGTATTAGCACAAACACCACTGGTGATACTGTGGTTGTCGAAAGTTATGTAGAGGGGCTGAACTACGGTGGAGGTATATTTAAGAAGTTAGACATAAAAGAGAGTAGTGGAGTAACCTTTGATAAGTCGTCCTCTCAGTATATGTCTGGAACATCTCTAGGGATAGTAATATCTTCTGAAAGTGTTCTTAAATTCAAAATAAAATTCAATGAGTTCACTAGCTCTGGAGAGAGTAGTGTAGATATCTTTAATCTTCCTGATGTTGGTGCTGAGATATCTTTTAGATATTATACACTAGGAAGTATAACTCACTCTGGACTTAGTAACTTAAAGGTAACAGACCAAGATGGATTAGTGTTATCAAATAGTGCTAGTGCAGCAACAAATTTAATACTTGGAGAATGGTATGATGTAGAAGCTACGTTAAGCAACTCAGGAACTATAAACACAATTACGTCTTTAACAAGTGATTCTAAATATATAAGCTGTTCAATGTCTTATTTCTCTATTGGTGGCGAAGAGTTTAACATGGACGAGGGGTCAGGAACAGTTACTTATTCTCAAAACTCTAAACAGATATCATTGTTTAACACCCCTGATTGGGAAAGCTTTGTGGATGGTGGTGTTTATTTGTCAGACGGCAATGTTTTATACAAGAGGATAGTAGAAAATAATATAATTACGCCTTACGATTTTGGAGCAATAAGCAATAGAGATACTGGTAAATTCGCCAATGACGCATCACCAGCTATACAATCTGCGTTTGATAGTATTTATAATGTTGAAATTCCTACAGGATGTTTTTACATAGCTTCAGGGTTAACTATAAGCAAACCTAAGAAGATTAAAATGTTTGGCATATCTACAAGGGATAATAGGGATAATGACTTCATTGACGGAAAGAGAACAACCGTCATATACAGTAACCAAGATATAGATTATTTGACTATAAAGTCAGAAAACGTTATGATAGAAGAAGGGTTGTTTTGGTTAAAAAACTCTACTGGACACACTAAGTCAGCTATCGTATATAAATCTGAAGGGTATATATGGGGAGGTGAATTAAAAAATATAGGCATCGTTGGGAATTTAGCAGAACTATCCACAACGGGTGGAGGTAGTACTGGAGTCTTGTTTGACTTAGAAGCTCCCGAGGGGACTCAAGGAGTTATACACAATATTAATATCTCTGGTGTTATACATTTTTGCGGAAAAGGGTTGGCTACTTCAGTCTCAACGTCTGGCGAAGGTACATTTATGAACACCTGCTATATGAAATTACAAATGAATGGGTGTAAACAATACGTTGATTTTTCATATCACAATATAGAACAGCTACGTCTTGAAATAACATCACAAGATTATGACAATGTGTTGACAACTGAAGAGATAAATAATAAATTATACGCATACGATATAAACGCCACATCCTCTTATATAGATGTTGATTTATGGGATAGAGGTACTGACGGAATCCCTATAGGAACAAATAGACACGGGAGTTTATTCTTGAACTTTACTGGTAAGTATTCTAGTTTCGGAACAAGGACTCTTTCTACATTTAGTTACACTGGAGACCCATTTCCAATAGATTTTAACGGATATAATATAAACTCTACATTTAGAATACAAGACCCAAAATCATTTGTTTTTTCAGACAAAGGAGGTATGATTTCTCAGTTGAATAATGGTGTTAGATATTTAGGTAACACGAACCAAGTGGATTATGACGGGTATGAAGCCCCTAATTTTGATTGGTTTAGCTCAAACTTGTTACCAGCAGATGACGCTGGAAACACGACAACTCTATCTAGAGATACTGGATTTGACATAAACTACCCATCATGGCTGTTACAAAATAATGAATACACATCAGCTCACAGATTTAGTGACTACACAAACAGTAACCAGTTTGCTGAAATAGTTGTAGACTGTAGAGGGTACGTAGAAGCATCAATAGAGGGTATTTATTTAAAATTAGCTCAGACACCATGTCATAAGGTTCAGCTCATAGCTTATTTTGACGGAGGAGCTGTGGAGGACTATATGTATGAAGCTAACGGTTGGTACGAAGACGAGGCTTTATTTGATTTATACCCACGCCTATATCCGTATAATGTTAGTAATTTAGATTATTTTATTATAAGAATAATAGGGCAACAGTCACATAATTATACCTTGATAGAGGATATAATGGTTAAGTTCAGAAATAATGAAAACCCACCATACCTTCACATAGGAGGTAATCAGGATATTAAAGGGTATTTAGGAACAAATAGTGGCATTAGACTCACTGATGATGTAAATAAAACAGGAACTGTAATAAGTTTAGTTAGTGCTACTGGGTACACATATAATATGGGGGCTGCTAGTAACGCCACAACGTACACAACAGGTTCAAAAAAACCAATGGGTAACGCAGTATGTAGAATAAACACAACAACACAACCTAAAGTTGACGGGTTAGACCCAATATCAGGAGCTACATGGGTGGCTAACACAGATATGCACATGGTAGTACAAACATTAGACGGAATAGTAGTACAATACTTTTTCTTAGAACTATAATAATAATAATAATAATAAGATATGGCAACGAAAGTTTATAAAGAAGGTTACATGATAATTGTAGACCCACCACTACAGCCACAGATAAAGTACACATTAGCGAAGAACTGTAGGTTCGGTTTCGATGGAGACACTGTGTGGATTAAAGACCTTGTCGAAGAGGTGTATATATTTAACGACCTAGAGTCTAATATGTTGGACGCAAACGGAAAGCCTATAGGTGAAGGAGGAGCTGAATCATATTTGTTAGGGTTTATTGGGGAAGTAGACTCATCAGAACTAGAGACTAGTTATAAAATAGCTTTAAATCCACCACTAGAAACATATATAAATCTTAATGAGCGAGTAAACATAAGTAATCCAGATGGCACTTGGTACATAGAGACTGATGTTATAAAAAATTCTGACAATAACTCAAATAGGTTTTTAGCCAGCTCAAGCACAACACAAGCTCGCATAACAATATATAGTGTTGGTCGTATACAATTAAAAAACGACTCAAACGCAACGTTGGTATCATCAAACAACATTCTACCCACTACAGGGAGGTTTAAGCTTAGAATGGAGCATTTAGCTGATACCACAACAAAAGTATATGTTGACGATGTGTTAAAATACACCTTCCCAGCTATGGATGGAACATTCTCATTTAACTATATAGGTAGACAATTATCAACTGAGATTTTTGATGGTGATATTATTTACCTAGACATGAATGGGGAAACCTTTAGATTCACAGAGGGCTCAGGAAGCTCAACAACCTCATCTACAGGTAGAATTACTACACTTTCATCAACAGGAACTGTAGAAGATATGTGGGAGCAAGTGTAATTTTATTAAACAAAACAATGTCAAAAAAAATTAGAGATTATAACTTAGACGAAGTACCAGATTTATTAGATAAGGCTATAGGTACTGATTATCAGACTGGGGAGACAAGAAACTACAGATTTAAAGAGGTATTGTCTCTTGGGGATACCGTGTTCTTAAAGACGTTGTTGTCTCACAAGTACGCAGACTCATCAAATACCCAAAGCCATATCAATAACGGGTATATGACGGCTGATACAGATGATATAGCTACAGCTACAACAATAAACCTAAACAGGTACTCATACAATGGTGATGATATATCTCCAATCATGGACAGTATAGCTACAACTATATTAACTGACCCTGTACTTATAAACTTCGTAAATTCAGACGATCCGTCAAACTACGGGTACTTTGCAGTGTCTAATGTGGTAAACAATCTATCATACTACACGATTACTGTAGCTATCAATGGAGCTTTTAGTAACGGTAGTTTCGCTGATGAAGAGGTGTACCTAGGGGCTATGTCTTCTGGTAGCTCTGTAGGTTCTTACACTCCTGCTGAGATTAAGTCTCTTTATGAGAGTAACGCTAATACAAATGCTTTTACGGATGCTGAAAAGACAAAGTTAGATGGAGACGTTTATACTGTAGATTCAGTAGCTAGTTTAAGAGCTTTAACTAGCCTATCTATTGGAGATCATGTCCAAACAGCTTCTTACTACGGAGATAATAATGGTGGTGGCAACACATTCACTAAAGTAGCTGATACTGGTCAAGTAGATAATGGAGGTACGATTATAATAGGAACAGACGGAAGTGTTTATGAGGCTCAATACAAATCTAATGTTGTTTGTTGGGGAGTGAAAGAGGGAAATTTCTCAGGAGATTCTGCAACTAGAGACTCTAACAGTGATATGCTTGATAATATGATTGCAAAAGCCCCAAGTGGTGCTGAAATACTGTTCCCTCAAGGTAGTTTCTGGTTTTCTAAAAAACAAGTTATAGATGGTAAGAAATTTAAAATTAAAGGAGAGTCTAAAACCAGTTCTGTTTTACATTTTAAACCAGTTGACGCAGTAGTTAATAATGTATTCTTAGAGTATAAATATACAGCAGGAACATATACTGTTTATAATGATATTCGTGACCTTTCTATTTATGGAACTAATGAAGATGTTATACTTGTTGACTTTACAGATCAAGTAGACGGCTTTATAACAAATGTTAATTTTAGAAACTCTAAAGTATGTGCAAGGTTAGGGTTCTCTTATGGAGTAAAGTTTGACAGATGTTTCTTTAGACCAGATACAGATAATGGAGTAGGTTTAGAGATATTCCCAGTTTCATCTACTAATAATAATAACATTGTAGAAAAGTGTAAGTTTGAGAGTACGGGAGTAAATTCCAAAGGTATAACTACTCACAGTTCAACTACTCACCTTATTGGTTGTTTATTTCAGAATTTATCAGGAGGTTCTATACATGAATTAGACCATACTGAAAACAGTTTTGTTAGTTGTGTTGATGCTCATTTTGAAAATGTAAAGCATATTTTTTCAACAGAAAGAGATTATGTTATCGCAAGTTCTCCTAGTACATTTATCGTAAGAAGAAGCCGAATTATAGGTGGTGTGGACTATCCTAGTGATGCAGCTATTGTTACTGGATATACTAACTTGACTTATTCTGAAAACAGATGTACTAAGGCTATAATGAGAACAAGTATATATACGGGAGAGCCTCATCATGTTGATGAACAATGGGATTTTTATCCAGAGAATAGTTCCAAAGGTACTTACGAAACGTTAAGCAC